GCCACCTACGATAATATCTCTGACTTCTTCACTCATGTAGCTGCCGCCCGCTACAAGCACCGTCTCGAACAAGACCTGTGCGCCGCATCCAATACCCTAGTTCTCCCCACCCTCGACTACAAGACCGGCCTCGTCATTCCATCCGAAGACGTCGCCCAAGGTCTCTACGAATTAGCTCTAGGCGTGTGTTCGCGATCCAAGAAAATCTTCACAGATTGGGTCGCATCCATACGTACTGAGCCATTCGTACGAGCAGCCGCTTACGCCGCGCTCGCTGTTGGTGCCATAGCAGGCATTGCAACAGGAATCAAACTACTCCTATACATGGGTAATAAGAACCTTGCCGCTGCTCGCGCCAAAGGAAATTACCGTGAATGGGATGCTCCAGAAGACTGGACCCCAGGATATGCCTGTCGAGACCTTCCCTCTAAAGCCGAAGGCGCAGCCATTTCTGGCGATCAACGCACCAGAAGAATGGCAAATCGCCCAAGAGCTAAAGCTCAAGGATCTCTCGACCCGAATACCGATACTATCGTAACAGATGTTATAGCCCCCCGCATGGCTAAAATCGTCTGTGCGATTCCAGGCGAGATCACTCGCCGCATGACCACCCTCCCCATCGGTGGCACGATGCTTCTTGCACCGCGCCACACTTTCATGGATCGAAATGGAAGAATGTGTCCAGACCACACACCCATACTCTTCGAACATGAAGGAAAGACGTTCGGTACTCTTTTTGAGACCGAACGTGTACATCTACTGTACAACAACGACCGAAGCCTGAAAGACTACGTAGTCTTTGACTTCGGCAAATCAATGCCCTCCTTCCGAGATATTACCAAACACTTCCTTACCGAAGCTGATATGGTACATCTTGGTCGTACTCCCGGCGTACTTGTACGTCGAACCACCACTGATCGTTTTATTGACCGAGTTCATATTGATATAAAGCTGCTTACTAACTTGAAATATAGTGTAGAAGGCGGCGAAACCCCTATCGAAATGACTCTCGTTCGAGGATTTGAGTACAACGCCGCAACAACTTACGGCGACTGTGGCTCAGTCCTCTTGCAATACAACACAAACATGCCCCACAAGATTCTTGGCTTGCATGTTGCCGGTAATCCCGGCCAAAACAAAGGCTATTCTGAGCTCATAACCCAGGAATGCCTCGCTACCGCTGTAGCGCAAATGAATCTAGGAGTTGTATCTTTTCTGACCGATAAGATCGTTTCGCAGTGTGAAACCTGCGAAGACGAAGCTGCCTTTGAACTCCCCGAAGGCCACTTCTCCTATATCGGCACGCTCCCCCGCAACCAGTGTGTCGTCACCCCAACCCGAACCTCAATCCGTCCATCCGTTATTCACGGCCAAATTTTCTCTCCCGAAACGTTCCCCCCTGTCCTTGACAAGAACAACTTTCCTAAGCAAATCGTGAAATACGGATCACCTATGTTACCCTTCCGACAAGATCTACTCAAACTATGTGTTGAAGCTATCTGTGACGAATTGTACACTACCACACCACTCATTACTGGTGTCTCTAGTGAACATGAAGCACTTAATGGCAATCCCAACTACAAATACTTTGATCGCATGAACTTCTCCTCCTCGCCAGGATACCCATATTGCCTTCGCGCACGTAGCGCTGGAAAGCACTGGTTATTCAGTAAGAAAGGAGATGATTATGCTATCTTCGATGAAGGGCTCCGAACTGCCCTTGACCAACGACTTGACCTAGCTGGCCAAGGCAAGCGCACTGATTCTATCTCGCTTGATTGCCAGAAAGATGAGCGCCTCGCCCCAGGCAAGCTCCCACGAGTCTTCACCATCCTCCCTCTCGATTACCTAATTGCAATGCGAAAGTATTACATGACTTTCTCGTCGTACTTCTATTCCCGCCACCTCGAAACTTTTTCCGCTATTGGAATGAACACTATGTCTCCCCAATTCTCCGACATGGTTAGTAAACTAATGGCCACATCCGAAACAGGTTTCGGAGGCGACTATAAATGGTACGATGGAAAGCTC